ATTGATCAGTGACGCCTCTTTCGCAGCGGATTCTTCTTTGAACTTGAGCAGGTCGGCCTGACCTTTGGCATCAGTTGTGAAGGCCGCTGCCTTTGCTGCTATATACACCCGATAATTCTCAAGCATTCGTGTCGTATTATCCTGCTCGAACTTGCCCATATTCATAATCGCTTCTTGCTGGATCGTGGCAAATTCTCGCGTAGACAAGATGCCAAAGGCGTGCTTCTCTTCCAATTGAGCCATATAATTAGCTTGCTCTGCTTTCGCTAACCGATCGGCATCGTTGAAGGACGATTCCATGGCGCGCAATTGTGCGTCGTAAAAGGCCTGCTGCTGCGCGGCCACCTTCGCCGTATCGATTAACGCAGGGGGCTGCTTCCGTGTATCGCCGGTCGGTGCGACGATCTTAGCCATCTCAAACGCCATCCGTAGTCTCGCCACTTGCTTGTCCGACTCCGCCCCGATGAAGGCGAGCGTGGCCAGCGTTTGTGTCCAAGCTTCGGCAGAGAAGACCTTCGAGGAGAACATGATCCCGGAAAGTTCTTGCATCTGCAGGCCGAAATGCAGGACCTTTGTGGCCAGCACATCCCACGCCAGCCCGAACTCCGCCGCTTGATTGACTCCGATCACCATCAGATCCTTCAGCAGTTCTGTGATGAACTTAATATTCGGCGCGAGGGAGACGCCGAGCTGTTGCCCGAAGCGTTTGTAAGCCAGTTGCACATCGTCAATTTGATCGTCCATGTCTTTGAGTACCGCAATCTGCGATGTCGAGAGGGTGTCGCCTAAGTTCTTGGATGCAGCCCCCAGCGCATTCATCCCTTTTTCTCCGTCTTGAAACATCTTCAACGCCTGCTGCCAGCTCTTCCCTAACAGATCCGTCATGATGGCGGTCTTCCCGAATCCATCAGCCAGATTCCCGGAGGCCACCACGATCTTACGAAGCAGATCATCTGTGCTCGTAACCTTCCTGATATCAATACCCAACTGCACGAAGCGGGCACCTGCCGTGCCGGTGCCTTGCTTCGCCTGATCGAGACTCTGCGCGACATTCTTCAGCATGACGGCCAGATCCTGCCCGCTCAGGCCAGCCCGATTGAGCATCACATCATATTCCTGGAGCCGATCAGTATTGATGCCCGTGGCCGTCGCCAACTGATCCAATTCTTCCGCTTGTTTCCCTGCGGCAATCGTCATGGCCACGGCACTCGTCGCCACCGCGACGAAAGCAAAGGCCGCCGCTTTCCCAATTTGTTCCAGGCCTCGTTGCATTTGTTTGGCCGAGCCGCCGAGATCGCTGAACGCCTTCTGCAGGCCGCTCGCGTCCGCGCCGATCTTGACGATGAGGGAGCCGATGTCAGCCACGGGGCGTCCTCCCGAACATCATGGACAGCCGGTCATGAATCTCTTGGGGGGTCATGGTCTTCACGGGCTCCGGTGCGCCGAACGTGGGCATGAAGTCAGACGGCCTGAACTGATGCCCCTTCTTCGCGTGAATGTTCGCCATGGTGCTCGCCACAATCGCTGCTCCGAGATCGATGCGGTGCGACCCGAACGGATCGAGCTGGTAGTACGCCGCCCACTCCGCGATCTCATTGGACGAGATCGAACACAGCAATTCCTCGACTGTGCGCCCTAGTGCGAGGGCGAGCCGGAAGAGGAATTGACGGTCAGGGCGGCCACGGAGTTTTTTACTTTCTGCTCCAGGTCCTGCGGTCGAAGCGACGAGAGCCGCTGTGCCACGTCGAAGATCCGATCCAGGGCCGCGGCGTTCTTCTCGCCCAAGGCCGGCACATCCTCTTCGGAATAGAGCAACTCCCCCGCTTCATTGCAGACGGTCAACGCCAACAGCCGCGCCCGCGTGTTGTCGTGGACCAGCTCCACGTTGCCGTCGGCTTTGATCCGCACGCGTGAGCCTTCGAACTGATCGCGCCCCTTGCCCTGCAAACTCCTCACATACACCGTTCCGCCCCATTCCGGCACAAACACCGATTCAATCTGTACATCGATGGCACCGAGCATCTGCTCGCGCGTCAAACTGCCTTTGCCTGTGACGTCCATAGCGCACACTCCTCTCGTTCGTTGAGGTCTCAACGACTCATTGCTGCCTGCTCGGTCAACCAGGAATACGCACGACGGCGAAACTGATCCCCGTCGTCGAACCCTTCAGGAACACCTTCCCGCCGCTCTGCTCCCACCCTGGCTTACTGCCAAACCAGAAGGCAGCATATTCGCCGATCGTCATCGCGTAGGTCGTGATATCGCCCGTCCGATTTTGCCCATCGGCTACACTTTCCAGGGTGAAGGTCAGCGTCCCGGAGCTGGTCACGAGAAGCAGTTCTCGGCCGGTGAACGTGAATTCATCGAAGTTGACGGCATCGCACGCCGTAAAGACAAAATCCAGACTGTTCGCGGCCGGTTGGAGCGTGGGATACGGCCCCTTCGGGTTGATGATGGGTTGTGTCTGCCTTACCATAACTCCTCCTTCTCAGTACGACAAAATAATCAACGGTGCCTCTGCGTGCTTGATCTATGCCGGGAATGTCGGCGCACCGGTCAAGGTCACGGTCATGTCGGCTTCGAGCACACCATCCGTCTCCGCCTTCGCCCCGAACGCCGTGATGTAGCCCTCGAAGAGCCATTCCGTGAGTCCGACATCCGGAAACACAAATTTGAACTTCGTCTTGATGCGTCCGGTGAAATCCGCAAGCAACGCCTTATGGCCTGATGAGGCCGGGACAAGATTGATCGCGAAGGTAATTTCTCCTGGATCGAGCAGGCTCGAAATCTTCTCGCGCCACGCCCCAGCCGCCGCCGAGGAATGCGTCGTCACGTCGATGATGTCGCCCTTCATCGACGGACCGCTCATGGATTTGACCTCAGCCACCGTGGCATAGGTGCCCGACGCGGGCGCGGTTTCGCGCTTGAGTAGTGTTCCGTAGGCGGGGATTGCTGCACTGGCCATGATGTCCTCCTTCACAGGTTAGGCTTAATGATGCCGTACAAATGCCGAATGATCGTGGTCCATAATTCCTTCGTCTCTGGTGCCATTCCCATTACACCTGCGCGTAGGGGTTGGTCCGCACATGCTCATAGACCACTTCAAACCGCACCCCTTTCGAGAGGTGCGGCTCGACGGCTTCCAGCTCCGTTTCCAGATAGTTCGGCGGATCGGTCTGAATCGCCAAGCCGTCCCAGGTGCGGTTCTCTGCCACACACCGTTCGATATCGGCGACCAAGCTATTCAAGATCTCACCACCGCTCCGTGGATCCGCCAGTTCGTCGTGCCGGGTAATGGGCACCAGCACCACTTCCATGCGCCGACGGACTGAGGGATACACGGATTGGCTCAATTCCACGGTGCATTCCCCTTCCTTGACGACGATGGTCGGCATGACCGCCGTCTCGACCCCGCTCAGATGATACCGTTGCACGGAGGCAATCGTGTTGCTGTACCCGTTTGTTACCGTGATCTGGCCCAGGGCGGCCGTGATCTTCTTCACGATTTGCTCCTGGACGCTGTCAGCCATCCTAGAATCTCCCCACGCTCGCCAGCCCCTTCCGCAACGTCACTTCCGTCGCGCGCTTGCCTGCGTCTCCCACCTTCCGCAGCATGGCCGGCGCTTCGGCGTGGACCTGCTGCCGAAACTTCAGTCGGGCCGGAATCACCACTTTGTCGGTCACGGCCACAATCGGCCCACGGCCCTTCGCATGCAGGTAGAGCTTGCCGCTTCCCTTCGCGGTGATCGTCATGCCCTTCTCATGGACGTGCAGAATGCGGGAGATCCCGATCTTCCCGCCCAACCCTTGCAAACTCTTCCCACTTACAAACGTAAAGACATTCTTACCCTTCCCGAGCACACCCGCCTTGATCCCCGGAGGCCCATGGAGTTGCGTGCGAATAAAGTTCTTGCGGATTCGTTTCAAGCCCCGACTTAACTCCCCGCGCATAAACCGTAACTGCACCTTCGGCGTGTCCACGACGGCCTTGAGGAAGGCCGGCAAAGCTGGGATGGATAGCTGGACGAGGCCTGTTCCCATTATCGCGTCTCCCTTTATCTACAGGCCTCCCACACTCGCGCTTCCCACTTCATCCATTCATACGAAAAATTCCGCCACTGCCCTGCGGTCATGCTACTTGGCACCTTCGGGGCCATCGGCTCCCGCGCTAATTCGTCTGCACATCGGTCGGGACTGCCGGGGCCTTCGTATCGAAAGGGACGGCCACACTCAGCCCTGATTCGTTGCCTGAAGTGTCCACCGCCGTCACGGCGACGGTGCCTTCGAGATTCACGGGCAACGTCCAGGACGGGCGCACTCCGATGGCTGTTTGCGGGATCGTGG